CATGCGCTGGGCGTCTTTGGCGTTGCGGATCAGGCCCGAAACATACAGCCGGCCATCGACCTCGAACTCGTTGCCCACGACGCGCACGATGGGGATGTACTTGCCCGCCCACTCGCGCTCTTCCAGCACCTCGTAGCCGTTGGTCTTGGCCCACATGACCCGCTTGCGGTCCACGCGGCGGGTGCGGACAGGCTTGCCAAACATGGCGCGAAGCTGCTTGTCCTTGGGCGTGCCCTGAAAAGCCGTGATGTTGTCGGGGTACAGGTGCAGCGTGTCGGGCTTGTGTTCGTGGTAGAAATACTCGGCGATGCGGATCGTGTCTTCAGACACCCACGCGGCCATAGACTCGTCGCCCACACTCTGACTGAGCATGGACGAGACAGGCGAGGCGTCGGGGAACTCGCGTTCGTAGTCCGCCTTCAGCATGTCTTGGGTGACAAAGCACCATTCTGCATCAGACCCGCATGGGTCTTGGATCATTGGGTCCATGTAGACCGAGAACGAGTTTCGCACCCGGCCGATCTTGATGTCTTGGTCGAAGCTATCCTCGTAACAATACTCGGTCAGGACGCGGATGTAGCCTTCGCCAAACGTGACCTGGTTGTCGCACGCGGTGTCGTAGGCCACGTCGGCGTCTGACAGGTACTCGATGTGCCGGATCATGCCGTTGAAGATCTCGGCGACCTCTACATCACCCTTGTCGTCCGCCGGGATGACCTTGCCGGTCGGCCGGTTTTGCCGCTGCTCGTTCGTGACCTGTCGGACGTGCTGCGGCAGCTTGTTGATAGTCAGGCACGGGCGAGCGTTGATCGTCTGGCCCTGAACAGACCCGCGCGTAGCCAGCACATCAGCCGGCCACTGCCACTGGTTGTCGGGGCTGCCAGCCATGAACCGGAGGTCATCCAGTTCATCTTCACGGCTCTCCGAATACGCGGAGATAGCCATTGTGAAGCGGCTACGCATAAGGTTGAGCATGTCATTGCGGTCACCACCGCCAGACACGACACCCGCTGATGCAACGTCGCTCGCAACCATTACTTGCCCTTCTTGGGTGTCATGGCGCCGCGCTTGGTGGCGTAGGCAATTGCAACTGCCTGCTTCACCGGCTTGCCCGCCATGACTTCAGCCTTCACGTTCTTGCGAAACGCGTTCTTGCTGGTCGATTTCACCAACGGCATCTTACTGACCGTGGATGACGGCAAAGTTGATGACGACGGCTTCTGACAACGACGTAGCCGCAGTCATATTGCGGAGCGTAATAACGGCTGACCCTGCGGCCAGACTGCTAACATATGCCGTGTACGCCGCTGCCGTGCCTACGTCCGACACGTTAAGGATAACGATATCCTTGACGCTAATCTGGCTATTGGTCAGCGTGAAACTGACCGCCGTGGCGCCTGCAAGCGCCGCGCCGTTCATCGTGATGCGGCCTGCACTCTTGTTGAGCGTCACGCCAGTGGACTTGCTGGTCGCCTGCGTCACTGTACCCTGCGCGGCGCTGGTGTAGCCCAGTTCCGTGCTTGCGTAAATGGCGGCTGCGGTAACGGTGTCCGCGCCGGTGATGTCTTGGTCAGCGTAGGCTACGCCGATGGGCTTGGTATTTGCCATTTGGTTGTTCCTTCACTTCTTCTTAGGTTTTGCCGTCTTGGCGGACTCTTTGAACGCAGCGGCGGTGGGCGCGCCCTTAGCACCCGGTTTACGCATTTTTTCGCCAGAACCGGCTGCGATACGGTCCTTCTTGGCGTTGATGTTGGCGTACAGACCTGGCTTCATTTGCAGTTCCACCGTTTAAGAGACGCCGCTTTGCGGGTCGGTTGGCCTTTGTCGTCCTTCATTGGCCCCGGCATCCCCGACATCCGCGCGCAGAACGAGGCTTTGCGGCCTGCGTCTGCCTTGGTCTTGGGGTTAGGCGCTGGCGCCTTGAGATTAGCGTTGTTCTTGGCGTTGTACGCCCTGCGGCCAGCCTCTGTCATGCCCGCACCCTTGGCAGTAGGCTGGTAGTTCGCCCCTTTGCCCTTGGTTGTGCGTGCAATAGGCTTGTCGGCCATCTAAGACCCCATCCAAGAGGTAGAAATCCCCGACTGAGAGTAAGAGCGGCTAGGTGCCTTGTCAACGCGTTCTCTGTGTGCGACGGGAAACGCGAAAGTAACGGCTATAGCGTCGGCGGCGTCCGGGGACGCTAGACCTCGGCTTTTCATGTCCTTCTTGCTCTCCAAGAAGAGGGTGCCACGGCTGTCTGGCTTGGACATGGGGCCAATGAGATCCGATTTCAGATACCGATCCTCGGGTATGCTCGCCGTCTTCAGCCATTCACGCATGTCTCCCCACATCTCGGCGCGCTTGTTGCCCCACATCTTACTGTTCTTGGCCTTGTTGCCGAAGTTCACACCCCTGACGACGTACCGCTGCTCCTTGAGCCTGTCCACGATGCCCGCGCCCAGCCCGCCCTCGTCGATCACGACCATGGACGGCCTGAACTCCTCGATGGCCTCGATCACATGGCCCACCACGGTCATGGTGTCGTCGCCCCGATGCTTGATCAGCTTGACGATGTCGCGCCCCTGGCGCACCGCCAGCACAGTAGCGTCGGCACCGAACCGCGCCGGGTCCACACCGAGGATGATGGGCGCGCTCTGGTCCTTGATCTTGGGCCGGCGCATGGCGTCGTCCACCAGCATGTTGGGTATGAACTGGTCGTCGGAGGCATTTGGGAACTGCCCGTAGACCTCGACGTGCGCCTGGCTCGACTCTGGCCCGTACTCGTCGATGATCTGCTGGTAGACGGCTTTGTCGGTGCCCTCGACCTCGCGCGCGTCCACGATCTTGTTCGACCAGAACTCGCGCTTGGAGTTGAAGCACTCGTAGAAGTAGCCGCTGTTGCGGCGTGGGTTGCTGAACGCCATCCAGAAGCGGTTGGGCGTGTTTTCGGTGAAGAAGCCCGCCGCCACCGACCAGATGCTGTCCGGTATGCCGCTCGCCTCGTCGAACACCAGCATGACACCGTCCATGTTGTGGACGCCGGCATAGCTGTCAGGGTTCTCAGCGGACCACAGCCGGCCCTCGACGCCCCAGTAGCGCGTGCCCTTCTTCAGGTCGCGCTCGACCAACTCGGTCAGCCACTTGGCGGGCATGACGCGGGTGGCCGATACCTCGAACCAATGGCTGTTGAGGCTCATGGACAACCACTTGGTGATTTCCGCCCAAGTGACCGATCGCAACTGCGCCTCTGAGTTGGCGCTGACGATGATGGTCCCGCCGATCCGCGTGGACAACATCCAGATCGTCAGCCAACTCACCAGCGCCGACTTGCCGATACCACGGCCGGAACTGACGGCCAGCCGCAGCGTGTTGAAGTCGATCCTGCCGTTGTTCTGGTGGATGTGGTCAGCCAGATCTTGCAGCACCTGGCGCTGCCACTTGCGCGGGCCACTGAAGTGTTCCAGCGGCGTGCCGGGCTGGCCCCACGGGAAGGTGTACAGCACGAACTTGAGCGGGTCGTCCTTGAGAGCCGGCGCCCACAGCCGGCTCATCAGCATCATCTCATCGTCGGCACTATAGACGGGGGCCTGCATCACTTCTTCCGCATGGCCGTTATGTCGGCCTCCATCACGTCATGCAGCGCCTTCTCCCGCGCAAGCGCGGCCTCGGGGGTCTTGTACGACGGCCACTTGATGCCCGACTGGATGGCAAACCGCACCGCCTCGGGGACGTCGCGCACCTGGCCGTGCCAGTATGTCGGGATAATTGTCTCGCCCTGCGGCAGTCTGACTACCGCCCCTCGGAAGGTGGTAATGTTGCCGTCGGGGTCGCTCATGTACGTCTTACCCGCAATGTTGTTGCGGTGGTACTGAAGGACCGACTGTTCCTCGGGGGTAAACGAGTTGTTTGGCATGGCGTCAAGACCTCTGGCTCATGGTCGGGCGCGGGTTGAGGAACGCCTCGTACCGCGCCAGTCGGCCGACGCCGCCGAGCATACCGTCGCCGGTTGGTGCGGTCATGGTGGGTGTGTTGTCCCGGCCCGGCAGCGCCTGATTGAACAGGTCGAAGTTCATGGGCATGGGGTCACGCCCGCGCCCGGCGGCATACCCCGGCCCACGGGGCACGTTGCCGTAGATGAACTGCGTGGGGCTGCGGGGGTTGTTGCGGCGCATCTGGTACGCGCGCATCTCTCGGAACAGCGCCTCTTCATCTTCAGGCGACATGTTGCTTGAGAACCTCTGGTAGTTTGCCCGCCCTGCCATTGGATCTTGAGACGCGAACGCGTTCGACTGGGTGGTCGGCGCGTACGACTGGTACTGCTGGGGCGACATCATGCGCGCCAGGTAATTCGGCATCTCGTACATATTCGCCCTCTATGACACGTTGCTGCGCCATCTCCAGCGCGCCAATGATGCTGATACGCTGCTCCACGTCAACGCTGATCTGCTGCTTGGCTACCCAGCCGTGCTGGTGCTTGAGGATCTCAAGCGCCGCTTTGGCGTCTCCAGCCAGCGCCGCCTCATGCAGCACGGCGCTTATTTCCATCTCGCCATCAGCGCGGCCCTTGAGTTCGGCCATCTCGGCTATGGGGTCAAACTGGCAGAGTTGACGGTATTCAGCCGGCAACAGGCCCGCCGCCAGCGCAAGGCTTTCGCCCCGCAGCCCTTTACGCGCCGCCCGGTAGATGGCTTCGAGCCGGGCCTCTGTGGCTTGTAACCTGCGAGGTTCATGCGAGAGAGAGAATATGCTCATGGCGGCAGGGTAACAGATTTTGAAAAAAATAAAAAGTTTGTGCGATCCCTGCTGGGGGGATGGCGGCGCCGCGTCGGCCCTGCCCCCCCCCCGGCAACCCCCCCCTACTGATTATTTGTCAGGTGACAGATTGTCAGGTGACAATTTGTCAGATGACAGATTGTCAGGTGACAGATTGTCAGGTGACAATTTGTCAGGTGACAGATTGTCAGGTGACAGATTGTCAGGTGACCTTTTGTCAACTGACAATTTGTCAGTTATGCCGCCAGGCTTTGCGCCAGTACGGCGGTTGCGGCTATGCCCAAAACAGTAGCTTGCCACCATCCAGCCCCCGGCGTGACCATATCCCTTGGGACAATAGTTCGGCGGTTCGGCGGTTGCGGCTATGCCGAAAAACTTGCTGCCCCGACACGTCGGTGTTTGTGCAACGGCGTGACGGGCGCGCCGTGCCATATCCCTTATGATTTTTTTTAAGGTTTAGAGAATAATAGACACTATCGCCGATACCCGCGCCGCCATTGAGTTTTTAAGCCGTCCGCCATAGCCAAACACATAGACACGCAACCGACGCGCGGGCGCCGCAAGCCATGCGCCTGGCGCATACCGCCATGCAAAAATAACATGGGACAACCGCGCGGCGCGGCATTAGATTTAATCCAACACCAAGCGGCGCCGCCGCACAACCGGAGACTAGACCATGACCGTAGCAGACACTTGCGCCCTACTCGCCCTACTCGCCATCGTCGTCGGTATTCCCGGCGTCC